AAAGTTTAGTTTAATGGGATAAAGAATAAATTGGAGGAAAGAGTATGAAATTATTAACTAGAGAAAATTTAATTAAATGTTATAAAGGGGCTAAGTCATACGAAAAGAGATATGTTGGAGTATTAATTGAAATGACAGGTTTTGAAAAACCAGAAGTAATTATTAATCAAAGTGAAAATTTTGATAAGAAATTAGCATATTATATTGATGCTTACGATGAAAATCTTAATCACAAACACGCTCAAGGAATTAAGATCATTGGTTTTACACACGGTAATTACTTTGACGACATCGAAGAAGACTTACTCGTTGGTTTTTATAGATAATCCATCAAACAGTTATTTCAAATGTTTAAAGAAAGGATGAAGATATTTATGAGTAAAACAATTATACATTCTAAAATTCCGACAGATGATAAAGGCAATTCGTTAATTCCTATGGCCCAAATCGCAAGATGTATAGATAATATGCGATCTGTACTAGGTAATGATTATGTTATTATTGCCACACCATTTGATACTAATAAAATTGATGGAGATACTATATTAATAAACATTGATTGTAAGGAGTATTCTTATAATGGGTTAATGGAGATTATTGAAAAAGCAAAAATGTATGATGGTTTGTGTAAATAATAATCTGTAATATAAGGAGGTGAATTATGAGAAAAGTAAGATTCCTTAAAGACTTTTACACATTTGACAAAGATTCATTTAGAGTTATTCTTGCAGAAGATAGTGAATACTATTATATTCAAGAGAATTTACATACTTTAGATAAATTTAGATTATCTAAGTCAGATAATGGTGTTTTGTTTCAGGTAGTAGAAAGGAGTTAAAATGCTTAATGTTTTAGAACTCAAACAATTATTATCAAATATTCCAGACAGCGCAATTATTTACATAGAAGCAGATCATGGACAACAATCAGAACAAGCTGGAAGTATATTAGTATCTGATGATGAGTTTGAAGATGATGAATTACCTTATTATGGAGAAGATATTAGTTGGAAAGATATTTCTGAGTGTGATATAAATTTAATTACTGCTGTGTTAATTAGTTATTAAAACTAAAAATAATTAAAAGAAAGAAGGAATATTAAAATGTTTAAAAAGAGTGTATTAACCCCTTCCATGATGATTGACAACGCAGTAGGTATTGTAGATAGTGCAGTAACGGCATTCAAAATTGCAGTTGCTAAAATAGATCAGGCCAATGAAATGCTGGCTCAATCCAAAGAGCAAAGTCAAGCAAAGATCGAAGCATTAGAACAAGAATTGTTGAATCATAAACAAATAAAAGAAGATGCAGAAGTTAAAATTAATTCACATTTGGAGTTAAGAGAAAAATTAAGTCAGTTTGTAGTGTAAATTGGTTTAGGATGGAGAGGAGTTAGATAATGAAGAGTGAAGATATCAAAATTGGTCAAAAAGTCGTTCCTCATTCAAAGAGTAAAGGAAGTCCTTTTGATTCAAGTTGTTGGAGAAAAGTAAAAGAAAATAAAGATCCATATTTATATGTAATAAGAATTGATGGAAATACAATTGTTTTAGATGATGAAAGAGGTGCTGAGTTAGGTGATTATTTCTTACCAGAAGACTTAGATCCATACATAGAAGTAATAAAGCAAAATAATAATGAAAGTAGGAATACTAAAATGAAAAAAATCACAATTGAATAGTTCAATGCTTTTCAAAATGAGAGATGGAGACTTATGTGCTTTGTTAGATGATATTGAAAATGAAAAAATGTTCTGCAATAAAGAAGATATTCAATTAGGGTATAGTGATTATGAAATATCAATTAATGATTATGATGAAGATTTATCTCCAGAGGATGAAGCCTATGACATTGTAGCAATTAAACAATTAAATACTTGTGTGAAAGTTATTGCTGATGTTTTAGATGAGAATGAGCCAGAAGAGTGGGATTGGGTAGAGGAGGTTGAGAAAGAAGATCCAAAAGTTGAAAATGTTGCCCAAAATATTACAATTAATATTACCATTGATTCAAAATATGATATTGATAATATTATGTGTCAAATAGAAAATAGTATCAGAAATTTAAATTTTAATCGTTTTGCTATATGATGATTTTCAAAACATAACTTCTATTGAATGTGGAATTTTAAGTGGCTTATGTTTTGTTAGAAGTAATAAAAATAATGTTTTACACTCAACTTACATTATGTTATAACTATTAAGTGGAGTTAAATGAAAGGAGTAACGAGTGGATAGATTAAATATTTTCAAAACAGAACTCTCATACATATTAAATCCTAAGATCAAAGAATTCACAGAAAAAGCTTTAAATAACTTACCAGAATATTTCTTCTCAATTCCTGCATCATCTTCAGGTAAATATCACCCGCAATACGCTTTGGGAGAGGGAGGTTTGGTGAAACATACCCAATCAGCAGTAAGAATTGCAATAGAAATGTTTAGATTAGATGTTTTTAAATATACCGAAGATGATAAAGACATAATTATAGCATCACTAATTTTACACGATGGATGTAAATCAGGATTAGATAATAGTTCTCATACCGTCACAGAACATCCATTAATTGTTGCAAATATGCTAAGAAATAATCAAGAAATAAATAGTTGTATAGACAAAGATACGTTGAATATGATTGTTGGTAATATTGAGTCGCATATGGGAAGTTGGTGTTTTGATTATAAGACAAAGAAACAAGTGTTACCAAAACCAAAAAGTAAAATACAACACTTTGTACATTGGTGTGATTATTTGGCTAGTAGAAAATGTTTAGAATTCAATTTCGATGTAAAAGTTGTGAGATAATAGGGAGGAAGATGCCTATCAAAATGACATCGTTTGGAATGAAACCTATTAAAAGAAATAAGGGGCCAAGTTCTTTCAATATATTTTTAAACTACTTGTGTATTAAATATAAATAATAAATAAAAATATTGAAAGAAGGAATTAATACATATGGCAAAGAAAGAAGATAAAAAACAACTAAAAAAAGGTCAATCATTGTTTCAATTAATTGGAGAAGCTAAAATTACTGATTTCACATTTAAGATGAATGAAACTACTAAAAAGTCTGATTGGGTTTGGAATCAATTAAATCTTGGAGTAGATTGCGGCGGTGGAAATGTTGTTTATGCTGATTTAATGGGTGGTTATGGAGCAGAAAGAGATAATCTTCTTTATGTACATGGACAAAAGGAGAACGATAAAGGTAAAACTGTTGATGACTTTGGTAATCAATATACAATTGCATGGGAAGATAGGTTTGACGATGATATTCTTAAAACAATTGGAGATCAATGTTTTATTACTATCGGACTTGAAAAAGATGATAAAGAAAAAACATTTCCTAAAAAGTTTTTGTCTGCCTATGATGCTATTGAATATGTTCAAGAACATCTCAAAGAAGGAATGGTTGTTAATGTTAAAGGTGGATTTGTATTTAAAATATATAATGACTCAACTACAGTAACAAAAGAAATAAAGAGTATTTTTCTATCTAAGGTGGATGATGCATCTAAATACAAAGCAACATTTACACAATCAATTCTCCTTGATAAAGATAGTGTTGGAAAACTAGATAAAGAAAAAGCTATTTATCCAATCTATGCAAGAGTTATTGACTACACAAAAGAATATAATGGGAAAATAGTAAAACAAAATATCACTTTTAAGAAGACTTTTGAATTAGAAGTGGATAAAATTAAGCCTGAGAATACTAAAAAGTTCATTGATAAAGTATTAAAGGTTAAAAAAGATATCACAGAAGTTGTTATTGACGGTGATATTGTAGAGGGACAATCTTTGGTTAATATTACAGAAGCAGATATCCCAGAAGATATTATGGATCTTATTGAAATGGGAGCTTATACTATGGAAGAGGCAATAAATAAACTCGCCGTTGGTGGAAGCAAAGAAAAGAAAATGGTAATTAGAAAACCAGCTATTAAAATGGTTGGAGAAGAAGATAATAAAAAACCAGTAATTCTTAAAACAGAAGGTCAATATAAAGAAGAAGATTTCTTTTTTGACTTTATGATTGAAGATAAAGAAGAGGATGAGAAGGAAGATTTGGAAGCTACTGATACAGAAGATTCTGATGAAAATGAAGATTCTACAGAAGATACATCTTGGATGGATGCACTAGACGAAGAATAAGAGAATTATTCTAATAGCAAGGGGTAAGGATAATATTCTTACCCCAGATAATAAAAATAGTATAATAAAATTAATCGAAAGAAGGAATTTTAGTTGGCAGAAAGAAAATATGGTAAAAAGAATGTAATCAAAGTAGATCCACTTGCTTATAATTTGGGATTAATTGGAGAAAGTGGAATTGGGAAAACAACTCTAGCAAAAGAAGTATGTGAGCAACTTGTAGGAGAAGACGGATACATGATTTTCAATATTGGTAAAGAAGATGGTATTGATGCCATTGCAGGAGCTATATATGAAGATATACCTGACTGGGATGCCTTTGAAGAAGTCACTGATGATATATTAGAGAATAAACTTACAGATTATAAAGATTTAAAGGTTATTATCTATGATACATTAGATGAATTGTTTGAAATTGCTGAACCAGAAGTAATTAGATTACATAATAAAGAAAATCCAGAAAAACCAACTCAATCTATTAAGGCAACTTTTGGTGGATATATGGCCGGAGAAGACAAGGCCGCCGAAATTATCTTAACTAGAATGTGGGAGCTTAAAAAAATAGGAATTAGTATGTTTATTATTGGTCATACAAAAAAGAGAACTATGACAGATGTGGCAACTGGTCTTGAATATGATATGTTGACTACAAATATGTCTCATAGATATTTTAGTGCATTAAAGACAAAATTACATGTATTAGGTGTAGCATCTATCGATAGAGAAATTACACAAACAAAAACAGGAAGAAAAGTAGGAAAAGGCAAAGATAGGAAGGACGAAATAAAAGGATCTATCGAAAATGAAACAAGAAAGATTACTTTCAGAGATGATAATTTTAATATTGATTCTAAATCAAGATTTTCTGAAATTACTGACTCAATACTTTTTAGTCCCGATGAGTTTATTAAAGCGGTTGAAGAAGCGATTAAAATAGAACATGACAAACAAGCAGGAATTAAATCTATCGAAGACACTAAAGTAGAACAAGCAATAGAAAAAGAAAAGATTGATGAAATCAATGCGATTGACAAAAAGGCAGAATTCGAATCCAAAGAAGTAGAACAACTTGTATCTATGATTACTGGTTTTGTAAAAACAAATAAAACAAATCCGGAAAAATTAAAACCATTACTTTTAAAAAGTAAAGAGTTAGGATATGTAAATCCTACAAAAGTTGATAACTTAGAACATGCAAATATTTTGTTTGATTTAATAGACGGAAAATAAATAATAAATAAAGGGAGGGAATTAATTTTTCCTCCCTGTATGTTTAAAGGAGATGAAATATTTATGACAAAAAGGAGTAAGGAAGAAATAGAAAAAGAGAAACTAGAAAATTTAGAAAAGAAAAGATTAAAACAAATTAAACAAGAAAAATTAAAAAATGAACAAAATATAAAATCAAAAATATATAAAGAATGGTGTGAACTTTACGAATATGTAAAAAAAGATATTTTAGAATACGAACACGATTTAAAATTACCTAACTATATATTATTAAGACTTAAAGGTTTATCTAAAGGTCAATTTATTGCTAATAAAAAAATAACCCCTATGGCAAGTTATGATTTCAAAACTATCCTGTATACATTTAAACTATGCAAACAAGACATATTAATCGGATTTAGAACTAATAATACTAAATTTACTGGTGAACAACATAAATTCAATTATGCAATGGTTATTATTGAAAGCAATATTAATGATATGGTTATTAGGTTGAAAAATGCAGAAACCGCAAAAAGCAAAGCAGAAAATATAAAAACGGATAATATATTTCACGAAGGAGCAGAATACAAAACAAAAACTAAAATAATAAACAATACATTCAAAGATTTATGGTAAAGAGGTGATATCTATTACACAAGCCGTTAAAAGTAAAAGCGCAACAAGTAAATTAACTCCATTCGAAGAAGAAATGTTAGCAACAGGTAAAAAGATAAGAGAATATAAAAAGGCTTGCGAGGCAAATATAGTATCAATATTATGGAAACAACCTGATTTATATTATACATATGATAAACTAAAATTATCAAATTTTACAGAAAACTGTTGGAAAGTCTATTGGCAGATAGGTTATGATATAGTTATAAAAGAGAAGAAATTAGTCCTTGATGATGTTACTGTAGGATTATATCTTGAAAAACATTTAAAATTAAAGGAGCAATATGAAAAATATAAAGGTTATGAAACAATTGAAAATGCAAAAACATATGTAAATATTGATAATATTAGTGGATATATTAATGAACTTTACAAGTGGAACGCTGTTTTAGGTTTATTAAAAAAGAAACCAATGTCAGAAAGAATTAAAGATTTTGTAGATATGACATCTGAACAAATATATGACGAAGAAGAGGCAATATTGAATCATATTTTTATTAATGTCGAAGGAGAAGATATTACTCATGATATTTCTGATGGACTAGATGAATTGATTGAAGAATTAGATCAAGGAGCAGCAGTAGGTTTACCATTATACAATTCACCTATGTTAAATAAAGAAGTCGGAGGTAATCTTGAAGGTAATATTACTTTGGTTGGTGGTTTGAGTGGGGTAGGCAAAACAGCGTTAAGTAGAATTTTAATTCTTCCAGGAATTTTGGAACATAAAGAGAAAATCGTCATAATGATAAACGAAGAAGGGAAGAAAAAATGGCAACGTGAATTCCTTGTTTGGGTGGCTAATAATGTTTTTAAGGAAGATTTACAAAAATATATTGTACGTGATGGCAAATATAAACCAGAGGTAAAAGAATTACTAAAAAAGTGTTCAGAATGGGTTAAGCAATATAAAAATACAATAATACTAAAACCATTCACACAATATACTACAGCCAAAGCCATTAAAACAATAAAAAAATACTCTAGTATGGGCGTAAAGTATTTTATGCTTGATACATATAAAGCAGATTCAAAAGCATCAAGTAGCGAGGCTTTTTGGTTTAGTATGCAACAGAACATGGTTGAAATTAATGATGTTATTAAACCAGAATCAAAAAATGTACATATTTGGATTACATTCCAATTGAGCAAAGGTAGTTCAAAACAAAGATATTATGATCAAGATAATATTGGAATGGCAAAAAATATTGTTGATGTCGCATCAACTTGTTTAATGGTTAGAAAAGTTCTTGATGATGAAATAGAAGGTGGAAAACGCGAATTAAATGTTTATAGAAAAGAAAAAAGACAAGGTAATATTGAATCTCAAATTCCTGTAAAATTAAAAAAAGGAAAGAATTATCAAATAATATTCATTGTTAAAAATCGTGAAGGTAGCACTAATGATTATCAAATTATTGTGGAGCACGACCTTTCGCGCAATGTATACAAAGAAATTGGTTATACGGTTGTTCCAGTAGATTTTTAAAGGGGATGGTGATATGACTGCTAATGAATTAATCCAATATATTATTGATAATGACAAGATTGTGTATATACTTGAAAATTTAGGTTGCCATCATCTCAAAGAATATAGTAAAGAATATAGATGTGGATTACCATCTCATTCAAGTAAAGACGCTATATCTGTAAAAAAGGAAACATTAAAAACTAAAATATATCAATCGGATAGCAATATTATTAGAGGTAATATATTTACTTTATGTATGAATATAAAGAATATATCTTTCTCAGATTCAAATAGATATGTCCATAACCTATTTGGTCTAGAATACAAATTTAATCATAAAAAGAAAGACGATATGCAATTTAATGATCCTTTAGAGATTTTTAAGAAAGTAAAAAGTAAAAGACATTCTTATGATTTAAATCCAGAAATATATTCAGATGAAATGCTAAAAGAGTACGTCCCTTATCCACATATTGATTGGATAAGAGAAGGCATAATGCCTTGGACATGCGAGAAATTTAAAATAGGATACAGCAACCAAAAGAAACGTATTATAATTCCTGAAAGATATTGGTGTGGAACAGAAAATGATTATCTAGGAATTATGGGAAGGACAATTATAAAGGAGTACTCTATGTTTGATATACCAAAATATTTAGCTATAAAACCCTATCCTAGAAGTATGAATTTATATGGTCTACAAGAAAATTACCAGAAAATTCAAGAATATGGTTATGTAAATGTTTGTGAAAGTCAAAAAGGAGTCCTAAAGAGGCATAGTAGAAACGATCCAACTTTCTGTGCTCTAGGATGTCATGATATAAGTAATGAACAAATTAAAATACTTATAGGTTTAGATGTAGATATTATTATACAAGTAGATAAGGACGTTTCTATTCAACATATAAGAAGTCTATGTGAGAACTTTTATTCTATTAGAAATGTATATTACATATTTGATAAGTGGGATTTATTACAACCAAAAGAATCACCTACAGATGTGAAGAATAAAATATATAATTTCTTATGGAAGTATAAAGTAAAATATGATGAGAAAGAACATAAATTGTATTTAAAAAATAAAAAAGAGATAATTAATGGGTAAATTTGTAGACCTAACTGGACAGACATTTGATAGACTAAAAGTTATTAAAAGAGTTCCAAAACCAAATAGTAGAAAAATTGATGGTGTATTTTGGTTGTGCGAATGTAGCTGTGAAAGTAATAATACAACAGTTGTTTCATCTGGAGAATTAAAAAGCGGTAATACAAAATCATGCGGATGCCTTCGTAAAGAAATGGTAAGTGATTTTAATAAATTAACAAAGAAAAGATATATTACATATAATTTATTAGGAGAATATGGAATAGGTAAGACATTAAAAGGAGAGGAGTTCTATTTTGACTTAGAGGATTATAATTTGATTAAAGATTATTGTTGGCATATAGGCAATCGTGGGTATGTCATATGCACTATACATCTTGAAGATAATAAAAAGCATGATATTTTATTTCATAGAATAGTTACAAAATGCGAAGAAGGATATGAGGTTGATCACATTAATGGTAAGAAAACTAGAAATGATAATAGAAAATATAATCTAAGAGTATGTGTACACCAACAAAATATGTGTAATTATACAAAACCTAAAAATAATACTAGCGGAGTAAAAGGTGTGAGTTGGGATAATAGACATAGTGTATGGAAGGCTTATATTACAGCAAAAGGAGATAGAATCAATTTAGGTAGTTATAGTAATTTTGATAAGGCTGTATCTTCCAGAAAAGAAGCAGAAGATATTTATCATGGTGAGTATAAGAATAAATAAAATCATAAGAAAGAAGGTTATATTTAAAATGGCTCGAAAAAGTAAAGAAGAATTAGAAAAATTAAAGAAAAAATACAATACAAATATGCTGTGGAGTTGGTCAAGGTATAATACATATAAAAATTCTATTTACGAGTATTACCTTAAATATATAGCAAGAGTAAAAGAAGATAGAGATGATGGGATTTATGGAGTTAGTGGTAATGCGTGTCATGGAATTCTTGAAAATTTTTATTCTAAAAAAATTGAATATGAAGATATGTTACAAGAATACGAAAATGCTTTATTTACATTTAATGCTGGAGAATTAAAATATGATAGAACTAACGAAGAAAAAAATAGTAATATAGCAAATAAATATGAAAATTGCATAAGGCACTTTTTTAAAAATCATAATATAATTAATAAAAAAGTAGAAATAGAAAAATTTATTATTATAAAAATAGATAGATTTGTATTTCAAGGTTATATTGACTTTATACATAAAGAAGATAATTATTTCATAATTACAGATTGGAAAACTTCAAGTATTTACTCTGGAAAGAAAATAGATAGTGAAAAGGGACAATTAATTTTATATGCAGAAGGAATTAAGCAGTTAGGTGTACCTTTAGAAAATATAAAAATAAGATGGAACTTTCTTAAATATGTAATAGTTGAAGTTTTGCAAGCCAATGGAAAAATAACCGAGCGAAATATTTCAAGAAACGAAATAGGCAAAAGTTTAAAATCCAATGTAAAAATGTGGTTAAGTAAAGAAAAATTATATTCAGAAGAAGAAATAAATTCGTATTTAGATTTATTATCTATGACAAATGATATATCATGTCTTCCAAAATCAATACAAGTAAAATATAAAATAAAAGATTGTTATGTTTATATCGATTTCACAGAAGAAGAAATAGAGAATTTAAAATCAGATATTGTTGATGCTATTATCGATATTGATAAAAAAGAAACAGAATATCTAAAAATAAAAGATGAAAATATATGGTGGGAAGAAATTACTGATAAAAAATCTTATTTCTTTGCAAATCTAAGTGGTTATAGTAGTTTTTTACATAAACCTTATGCCGAATATTTAGAAAAAAGAAAATCACATATAGAATCGGCAGATAGCAATGAGGATATGAGTTGGTTAGAAGGTTTAATGGATTAAGGAGGATTTTATGGAAAATTATATTAGATATCATATCCATGACGATACAAGCAATTGCAATGGTTATTCTGATTCTTGTACTAGTTATAAAGAGTATATCAAACTTGCTAAAAAAGAAAAATGTAAAGCATTAGCGTTTTCTAACCACGGAGGAATGTACGATTGGATAAAAAAGAAACAGGATTGTGATAAAGCAGGAATTAAATACATACATGGTATTGAATCATATATGTGTACTAAATATGAATCAGATGAGAGAGGATATCATATAGGACTATACGCCAAGAATTATAATGGAGTATTAGAATTAAATACTTTAAATTCAAAATCTACCTCTAAGGGAAAACTTGAGAACAAAACAGATAGGCATATGTATTATAATCCTAGAATATCGTTTGAAGACTTAATGAATACAAGCGAAAATATTATAATTACAACTGCTTGTTTGGCTTCGATGTTATGGAGAAAAAAAGATGATGAGGATGATTACGTACAGAGATTTTTAGAGTGGATGTCTAAAAATAGTCATAGGTGTTTTTTAGAAATTCAATATCACACACATGAACATCAAATAGAATATAATAAATTACTATGGGAGTGGAGTAAACAGTACAATATACCGCTAATAGCTGGCACAGACACACATTCATCCTCAAAATATAAAGCAGAGTGTAGAAAAATTCTCCAAATATCAAAAGATAGTTTTTATGGAGAAGAGGACGAATTTGACCTTACTTGGAAAAGTTTTGATGAATTGGTAGAATGTTTTAGAATCCAAAATGCGTTGCCACAAGATGTATGGATGGAAGCTATAGATAACACAAATAAGTTTGCTGATATGATTGAAGAATTTAAATTAGATAAGTCATTTAAGTATCCTAATCTTTATGGCAATAATGCTGTAGATATTTGGAGAGAAACTATAGCAAGAAAGTTTAAACATAAAAAGAAAAATAATATTATTGATATTTCCAATCTTAAGGAGTATAAGAAAAAAATAAACGAAGAATTTGATGCAATGAAAAATCAAAACATGGAAAGTTTCATGATGTTTATGTCTGAGTTGGTTGATTATTGTAATGAGAATGAAATACCATATGGTTTTTGTCGTGGTTCTGTAGGTGGTAGTGAAATTGCTTTTATTACAGATATTACTGACGTAGACCCTATCAGATGGAATACAGTTTTCTCAAGATTTTGTAATGCAGACAGGGTTTCTTTAGCTGATATTGACATAGATTTTGCTCCAGAA